CGTTCTCCTTTCTATCAACAGATCAAGCGAGGTCTTTCCATATGTCTAACAACAACACAGGAAAGAAGGTGATCAAGTTCTTTGGCAAAATTATGCCTTGGAATTTGGTCATCTTAGGATTGCAAAAGCTAATTGAGCGTATTATTGCCAAGAAGTTTTAGCAGTCCTCCTGCCGTTCGGGTATTAACCCTCGCGGCTTGCTCGATGATCCCAGAAATGGAGGTTTATGCAATGCCCTCAAGCACTGATAATCGGTATCGTTTGATTTCCCATGTGGAGAAGCGGTACTACCCGCAATCCGCAGGAACAAACAGTATCGAGTATCTACCGCAGCAGGTGTTGCATAGATATAAGCTTTGGAATGATGCTGAGCACCGACCAAAACCCGAAGACCTGACTGCCGAATCATCTATGACAGGCAGTTTGCCACAGTCGACCTACGTTGTACGTGGGCCGATCGGAAGGAGTATTTCCCGGGACACAGTTCCGGGAGGTTACCGCGATACGATATTGCGGGTGGAGTCAATTTTCTCCACAAGTCCTTACAATATGTGGACCCCACCCCATGTAGATCTCTGGGGTGGCGATTTTCGGGCTCAAGTTGAAGCTAAGTCCGTCCAGATCAGCGAAATGCTGGCTGAGGCGGATGAGACGGTCAGGCAACTCTATTATCTAACTAGAGGGCTTTTCCGTGGCTTTAAATCACTGGTTACAAAGAAGAAGTTCGACAGGGTTAAGCTGAGAGATATTCCAGCTTCGATTCTGCAGTACAACTTCGGCGTAGCCCCCCTAGTGGAGGACGTGTATAGCCTTGTTGAGGCGATGCGTTTGAAACTAGAGGTACCTTTGCGTTTGAATATTCCTGGTTATACCGCTCGAAAAGAGTGGGGCCAGTATGACTCAGGCGCGCAGGTATGGGATTGGTATGCTAAGCGATCGTGGAAGTGGTCCATGTGGGTAGAGTTCGACCCTACCAAGGTCTCCATACTCAGGCTGGGAAATCCAGCTGAGTGGATTTGGGAGAGAATCCCCTTTTCCTTTATGGTAGATTACGCATGGAACATTGGTGCCTGGATTGGTCAATTTGACGCATTAAATGCAGTCAAGACTGTCTATGGCACTGTCACGATGAAAGACAGCTTTACGGCGAAGTCTCGGATATCAGATCAATTTAGTCCCTATAATTGGGACACTCTGGTACCGGGGCATGCGTCGTATAGCTCCCACGAGCGAACAGTGATCAATAGCGGAACAGTGCTAGGGAACATTCCCTTTGCTCGTTTTCCCAAGCCGCACTTCCCGAAAGGGTCGTGGCGCAGGCTTTTAAATACTGCATCGGTTTTGGGTGTAATGCGAAGCCATCCACGGTATAATTATTACGCGGACTGGTTTCGTTAACCTCAACCTTACGCTACATTGCGTAGCAAGGAGACTAATATGGCTGTTAAAGAAACAGTTACTCTCACCGACTCTACTCTCACCCCCGAGGCTGGAACACCAGCGGCTGTGCCGCGGGATTTCAACCCTGGTTCGGTGGAGAATGGGTACGTGCATACGTTTCATAACTCGACGACCGGTTTAACCAGTGCGTCTCGTTCGAAACTGACTGCGTCACTTCGACGGGCCAATGCTACAAGGCCTACGGATCGGATTCGGTTCGTCCTCAGCCTGCCACAAGTGCAGACTGTGGATGGAATCGATACGGTGGCTCACACAAACTTGGTACAACTAGAGTTTGTGTTCCATAAAGATACTTCACGTGACAATCGCAGAGATGCGAGAGCCATGTTCAGTTCTCTCTTTTCCGAAGCGTCGTTGCTGTCTATGGTGCAAGACCTGGAAGACCTTTACTAAGCCGGGTTTACCCGGTGGGTCTTATCAGAGATGCCCTCTTAGGAACTAACAAGCCTAGGGGGGCGTCAGGGTCAGCCGCGTGGCTTCATTGCCTTGTGGTTGACCTCTGCATCATAGCGATAGTTCTGGCCAGTTTTACTTCGGCCTTTGCTATCGTCGCTATCATACTCTATTTAGGAGATATGCTTTATGTCTAATATTACATCGACATTACCTCTAGAACAGTTAAACCTAGAGGCGTACCTTACTTTCCAGCTTTGCGAGATTATTGACTCTCCACGTTCTTTGGCGGTATTTCTACTGCTTCAGTTCAAGGAGTTCGGCCAGTTAATTGAGCTAGTCTGCGACCCCAATCACTATGAGGATCCTTCAGCGTTCGCTGATGATTACCTCGTGACGGAGTGTCTAAAGAAGAGCCCGAACTTGCCTTTAAAAGTCGATCGCTTCGAAGCTGCACTGTGTTCCTTTAGGAACGCAGAGGCGTCTTGTCGTGAGTCGAACGCTCGGTTTTCTTTACCCGAGACAGCTCATCCCGTCTGGCTTTTCGAAGTCAGGCGTGAGTTTCGTTCGATTCTGGGGCGGTTAACCCCCCAGGTCCTTGGCAGTATACCTTTTCGCCATGGGCCCGGCGCAACGACAGCCGTAAGTGGAGTTGGGAGTGTAGCCTCAGATAAATACACAGAGACTATACATCTCACCGCAAATCTAATCCCCTTCTACAAAGCCATCTTAGGTGAAAACTGGCATTCGTGTCAGCGGAAACCCGCGGTGGTGGTACAGGGGAATAGGTTTTCAACCGTTCCGAAGAACGCAAAGACCGACCGTGGTATTTGTACCGAGCCGACGTTGAACATGTATGTTCAGCTAGGTATTGGTGCGGTGCTACGGAAACGTTTAAAGCGTTTCAAGGTTGATCTCGATTCCCAAGTGCGGAACCAACAGCTAGCTAAGAGGGCATATGGCGATAGTCTTGCCACAATTGACCTCTCTTCTGCTAGTGATTCCGTTGCCTGGAAGCTGGTC